TGTAGTAGCCCGTGGCTTCCTGAATATTCTTGGCAGCCAAGATAGCATCAATGTACGCCTGACCACCGGGAGGAACACCCTCAGGGCCTCCGAAGTCACGGACAATCCGCTCAACCATATTGGCGTGCAGTGGAGGTAAGCTGGGGCTATCCACAAAAGAAGGCATCGGATTAGCTCCGGGCCTGTCACTCTGCCTCTGCATAGGATCACCCGGACCACCAAAAGATGGAGGCGCACTTGGGCCACTTGGGCCACTTAGGCCAGAAATAAGGTCTGTAAGACTGGGAGTATTCCCCCGCATAGATTCTCTCAGATTAGGTGGGGTACTCTGATTCCGCCCACTCGTAAGATAGTCAATTACATCCTGAGGCATAGGGGTTGGGCCACTGGGCCTACGTCCCTGAATCGTGTCCCTGCTAGAGTCCGCTACAGGACCAAAGGCATGTGAAGCAGGCGCTTCCCCTCGTGGGGCCATAAGGTCTGCAATAGCTGGGCTACCCCACCCTCGGGAATCTGAAGAAGGGGACATTTGAGGCATAGGCTCCTGCCGCCGCCCACTAGTAAGATAATCAATTACATCTTGGGGAGTTCCTGAGCCATCCCTATAAGTAATGCGCTCTGGACGTACTCCGGGGACTGGGGGCATATCCGCCCGCATACTCGTAGGCACATCCTCCGTAGGTGGTGTAAGCCCGTAGCCAGGGGCAGGCAATTCCTCAACCTCAACGTCTCTATCTCGGCTACTCAAGATATTGTCTGCAGATGGATAGTAGCCCCCACTGCCTGTTACTGACAAGATAAGGTCGCCTAGTTCAGATGAACTTCTGCGCCGCTTGTACCTATTCTCCCAAAGATCAGAACCTCTACCGCCAGCCATATATGATTATCCTTCAATGAATTTCTTTAGCAATGGAACAATGAATTCAATAAGACCCAAGAGGGACCCGAAAGCGAGCCAGACATGCTTGCGTAGCGTTTTCATTTCGTCACGGGCTTGTCCCCATCGCTCACCACAGTGTATTTCGTGATTAGAGATTTGTTGCATAGCAAGGGCCGCAACTTGTCGGGCTTCGTAATCTACTGAGGAGTCAGACAAACTTATTATCCAATGTGCTAAGACCTCTATTATAGCATAAAAAAAGGAGGTAAGCAAATATACTTACCCCCTCTTTTTAGAAGAATTACTTGACTAGTTCTTAGTCGTCCCAAGTCTGCCAAGGTGCAAGCTTCTGTCTACCTACAAAGTAGTCATACCACTTCTCACCAATGAGACCCCGCCTGAAAGCTACATCAGCAGCCTCCACAAGATAGCTATCCTTGATAGGCTGGGCAGCAAACTCCTTCAGATACTTGAGCCAATAAAGGATGTGATCGTCGCGCATTGATGCATACTGAATTCCATCAGCCTTTGGCATTGATCTTCTCCATTACCAGTGCGTCCATTACCTGATACATGCGGTCCACTAGGACACCCATGGCTTCTGTGTGGCCCCTCTTGCTAGAGGCCTTGACGACCTCCTGATAGGCTTCCCACATGGTATTATTGTATGTAGCGTACTCTGCTTTAGTTGTCATCTTGTATCCATTCAAATTGTGTAAGGGTTTCTCTAAAAAGTTCTGCACTTAAGGCATTATCTTCTGCCCACCTTTCCTTATGGGGGGCGTCAGTGACTACTCGGGCAATCCCTGCCCTGATAATCTTGGAGGCGCACGGTGTACAAGGCGCGATACCTGATACATAAAGGGTACCTCCGTATGCTGCAGGTCCTGCAAAAGCAAGTGCATTGTCTTCAGCATGTAGTACAATCTTATACTTAATTTCTCTAGTTGTCAACCTCTCTTCAGTATCTTCTACTTCGGGAGGAAAGCCATTATACCCTACAGAAATCAACTTATTTCTCTGTGTAATTACCGCCCCACACTTGGTGCTGGGGTCCTTACTCCACTGGGCAACATGCTTGGCTAACTCCAAGAAGCGGGCATCCCACTTAGAAACCATCAAAGTACCTCTCTGCTAGACGTACACCAATATAAAGTAAAAGTATACACAGTGCTATATTAAAAGAGACAAGGAATAGGCCAGCTATTAAGCTAAGAGTCATGTCGTAATTCCAGTATATACTTTTGTCCGCCTGAGGTGCGGGCACTTTGGGTGAAGCGAATGCCGCTCTTCTTCAGTTCATTCTCCAACTTTCTCAATTCATTGCCCAGCTTCTTGCCTGTCTTGGGCCAAGCTGGATTTTTGAGTGGCGCTTTAATTGTGAGGGCACTGAGCAAGTCTGTCATGGTGCCCTCGAAGTTCTTGACTTCAGTGATGTATTCAAGGACCACTGCAGCCACGGGGTTATTGGCTAGGATTTCTCCGAACTGATCTTCCGCGTTATCTGTAGCGGCCTTGATCCAAGTGCCCTCTTCCCAACCTAGAGCCTCTTCGGCAGCGGTCATGAAGTAGGCGATCTTCAGGAGACGGGGAGCCTTCTTAATTTGGACAGTGGGTTCTTTGGCGATAGCTGCTGACAGCACATTGAAGAGGCCTCCCAGCAATTTGGGATATTCTGCGGCATACCGCTCTAGGATGTAGCGGCCCTGCGCAGCCAGCTTCTCGTCATTCCTATCTAGGACGGGCAGCGTAATATGCAGAGTTCTACTCAGGAGGTCGGGGGCTTCTGCGAATTGCTCGATACCATTAAGGATAACGGGCTTGGAAACTTGGATGCCATCAACATCGTGTTGGCTATAAAGCTTGCGGGAGCTAAGGGAAATGCCTGTACTGATCTGGCAAAGGGTATTGCTAAGCCACTGGGGCATATAGGACATATTATCAATAGCAATGACGTGGCTATTCATAACTTGGCTTACAAAGTCTCTCTTATTGTCTGGGGGACTCTCCAAGATACGGGTATTAGGATCAACAAGGCCCCTTACAAACTTGCTCAGGGTACTTTTGGCTGAACCATATGGCCCATTAACTTGTAAGATGGGGTACTGATCCTTACAGAGATATGAGCCTACAAGCCAGCCCACTACCATAATGAAGTCTTTCTCATCCGTGATAGTAAGAAACTCTTTCAACTTGTTGATATCACCTTTAGGATCAGGATCGGGGAGGGTACGGGCACCGGGAATGGGGAGGAACTTATAGGATGTGCTAGTCAATATTTGCCACCCATCTGCATTGATAAGAGCGAAACGGCCTTCCCCCATGTCAACCCATAGGTCCCTTCTTTCTTCATTGAAGTGGACGCGAGTTGCGGGTGTGTACTCTACATTGCCTCTGAACGCCTTGGCACTGAGAGCCGTAATAACCATCTCTAGGCAGCTTCGGGAAAGTACATCATTTCCTTGCGTCATCTCTTCATAGTACTCTACGAGTAGGGACGCTACAGCAGAAGAGGCAATGGAATAACTTTCCTTTGTCTCCTTCACAGTGCAGAACGGTGCCCCATCTGGGGATTTCCATAAAGCTAACCTGTCTAAACTAAACTTTAGTAGTCGGGCGGCAGGGGAAGCGGTATCTTCTTTTTCCTCCGCCAAGTAATCCTCCTTGTCAATTCTTCAAAAATATGTTATCATGTTCACATGGTTAACGTACCAGATAAACCTTCGTATGTCAATCTCCCTCCCTACTTAATCAAGTTTGCGCGGGAATTCGTGGCAACCGGCCAGTGGGAAAAAGCTTACCACAAAACTGGGCTTAACGCAAAGTCACTAAAAGATCGACGTAACATCGTTTGGCGCTGGCTGCACCGACCTGACGTGTCACAATATATAATGGAGCTTTACCAAATGGCAAGTGAGAAGGCTGCAATCTCAGCAGCAGAAATTTTATCCAACTTTGAGAAGATCAGGGATGCAGCCTTTGACTGTGGTGATTACGGCAATGCCAATAAAGCCAACGAGCATCTAGGCAAATCTCTAGGCCTCTTCATTGAGAAGTCCGAGCAGAAGATCGAACATACCCATCGCAATTCAGATGAGCTTGATGAGGAAATCGCGCGCCTGCAGAACCTCCTTGGGGATGACACAGAATAAGGGGGCCGAGCAGGTTCAGCTTCTGAGTCTACTAAGACAGAAGCTTTATGTCAAGGCCCAAGAAGACCTCCACACCTTTGTAAAGGTGATGGCCCCCATGATCCTCCCCGAAGGCGACTTTGTGGACGGGAGGCACATCCGCCTCCTATGTAAGGAACTCATGGCCGTGGAGCGTGGCGATGTAACTCGCCTGATGATCTTCCTGTCCCCCGGCTCCACCAAGTCCAAGCTGTGTTCTGTCCTCTTCCCGGCGTGGTACTACGGGCGTCACGCGTCGCGTTATATCTTAGGTGTGAGCCACAGCGTCGAGCTTGCCGAGAAATTTTCCGCCGAAATCCGGGACCTGATCGAGTCTCCTATATATAAGGACATCTTTCCCGAGACTAAAATCTCCAAGGAAAAGCGGGCTGTCAAAAGGTGGCAGACCACGGTTAAGGGCGAATACCTAGCGGCAGGTGCGGGCAAGCAGATCGCGGGCTTCCGTGGGCACGTAGGCATTATTGACGATGCTGTCTCGGAGCAGACCGCCTACTCGAAGACGGAGCGCACCAAGATTAACGATTGGTACGCGCCGGGCTTTCGTACACGTATCCTACCGGGCGGGGCCGTCATCATTATTAATACGCGCTGGCATCTCAACGACTTGTCAGGCTTTCTACTATCCCTTGCAGACGAGAACGCTCGCGCAGATCAGTGGAAAGTCATACGTATCCCAGCTATCCTAGATCATGAATCCGCAGAACTCCTAGGCCTTGAAGAAGGCGGTTCTTATTGGCCCGAGTACTGGCCCCTTGATACCCTCCTAGACACCAAGGAATCTACCCCTGCGCCTAAGTGGAACGCCCTCTATATGCAGACCCCTACCTCAGAAGAGGGGACCATCTTCAATCCCAAGTGGTTCTCGGACTGGGAGAAGGACAAGCCACCCAAGTGTGAATACATCCTCATGTCGGCAGATACGGCCTTCAAGGATAATCAGCGCAGCGATTACAGTGCCATTACAATCTGGGGAGTCTATCGCAAATCTTCACACCTTACTGATGGGCGTGAAGTACTTATTCCCCAACTCGTTCTACTGTACGCTGTAAAGGGGCGGTGGCAATTCCCCGACCTATGCAAGATGGTACAGGGCCTTTACGACAAGTGGCAGCCAGATGGTGTTATGATTGAAGACAAGGCTTCAGGTCAATCTCTTATTCAAGAGATGAGGCGCAGGGGCTTTCCTATCCTAGTCTATTCATCCAAGGACTCCAAGGAGTTACGCGCCCATGCCATCACCCCCCATGTCCAATCTGGCTACGTATGGGTGCCTAAGCGCAAGGCATGGTGTGATGAGTTCATTACAGAGGTGTGCTCTTTCCCCTATGCAGAGCATGATGACTATGTAGACACCATGACACAGGCCGTCCAATACTTACGTGACAATTGGGCTATCGAACATCCTGACGATCAGAAGGCGGAACCTCAACGGAAGAGTAGGAAGCGTAAATCCTATTGGTCTAACTTAGTTGCATAACACCCAAAATTAAGGTATAATACAGAATGGCATTAATTCCAAACTTACGCGAGCGTGTAATCTCTGAAGAGATTGACCAGAACTTTGAAGAGGTCAATGTTGAACTTGAGGGAGAAGAGCCACTTGAAGACGAAATCATTGAAGAGCCTATTGACTTCTTCGAGAATCTTGCTGAAGTTCTTGACGAGGACATTCTCAATGATATCGCAGAAGACGTAATTGAGAACTTTGACAATGATAAAGAGTCGCGCGCCAAATGGGAACGGACTATCCTCAAGGGAATGGACCTTCTAGGTCTGGACATTGAAGATAAGTCTCAACCCTTCGAGGGCGCATGTTCAGCGACACATCCCCTCATTATGGAGAATGCCGTCAAGTTTCAGGCTAAAGCCGCGCAGGAACTCTTACCCGCCAAAGGACCAGTGCGCGCAGAAGTTCTAGGAAAGAAGACCCCAGAGAAAGAAGCTCAGGCACTTCGAGTACAGACCTTCATGAATTACCAACTTACAGAAGAGATGGAAGAGTACTATGACGACTTTGAATCCATGCTCCTGTACACTTCTATCATTGGTAGCGCATTCCGCAAAATCCATTTTGATGACACCCTTACTAGGCCTGTCTCAGAATTCATTGGTATTGACCAGTTCGTAGTATCCAACTATGCGCGTGACCTTAAGAGGGCACCTCGCTACACTCAAATTATGCACTTCTCGCCTAACGACTTGCGCAAGGACATCGCTGCGGGCTTCTACCGAGACATTGAACTGGGTGACGCCGAGAAGGTTAATGAAGACAGTATCTCCTTCAAGATGTACGAGACCTTTGGCATTGGTACAGGCTATACCCTCAAGGATGACATCTATGAAGTACTTGAGCAGCACGTAGACCTCTTCATTGAGGATGATGAATTCAGCCGTGAAGACGGCATTGCTGTCCCATACATTGTAACTCTTGACAAGACGACGCGCCAAATCCTTTCCATTAGACGGAACTGGGATGAGGAAGACCCCGCCTACACCAAGAAGGAGTGGTTCATCCACTACAAGTTCGTTCCGGGCTTTGGCTTCTACGGCCTAGGCTTCATTCATCTAGTCGGCAATTTCCAGATGACCCTCACGGCCATCCTGCGCTCCCTCGTAGATGCAGGCCAGTTCGCTAACCTCCAAGGGGGCTTTAAGGCTAAGGGCCTCCGGGTTGTTGGCGGGGATGATCCCCTTTCTCCCGGTGAATGGCGTGACGTTGAGGCTCAGAATATGGACCTTTCCAAGGCCCTGATGCCTGTCCCCTACAAGGAGCCGTCAGCTACCCTCATGCAGATGCTTACCTTTATGGATGGGCGTGGCCAGAAATTCGCGGATGCTACAGAAGCGGTAATCTCGGATGCCTCCAACTACGGCCCCGTGGGCACTACTATGGCCCTCATTGAGCAGAGCACCAAGTTCTTCTCAGGTGTCCATAAGCGGATGCACGCGGCACAACGCAAAGAGTTCAAGATTCTTGCGCGTATCAATAGTGAATTCCTCTCTGACAATTACCCCTATGAAGTAGTTAACGGCGACAATGTAATTGCCCGCGAAGACTTTACAGGCGTAAGTGTTATTCCTGTTGCGGACCCCAATATCACTTCAAAGGCAGAGCGCCTTGCGCAGGCCCACATGAAGTTCACTATTGCACAGCAGATGCCGCAATACCATGATATGCCTGCAGTAATCCGCCGCATCTACGTGGCAATGGATGAAGATAACATTGAGGAACTTATGGCCAAGAAGGCAGAACCCAAGCCACAGGACCCCATCTCTGACATTATGGCAGCTACCAAGGGGGCACCTATCCAAGCCTTCCAAGGACAGAACCATGACGCGCACATCAAAGTAAAGAAGGCGTGGCTTGAAGACCCAATGGGGGGTTCCAATCCGGCAATGCAGACTGCAGGCCCAATCGTCGCAGCGAATATCCAAGAACATCTTGTAATGCGTTGGCAGGAAATGATGGGTGGTCTCGTACAGACTGGAGGGGCAACTGATCCTCAGACTGCTGAAATGATTATGGGACAGGCCGCCGAAGAAGTTCTTGCCTTCAATAAGACGCACGCTAACGAAGAGCAGATGACCGATCAGCAACTCAAGAACCGTGAACTGGACATCAAGGAAGGTGAACTCCTACGCAAGTGGCAGGAAATGCTGGGCAAGCAATCTGCTGAAGATCGTGCTCACTCCATCAAGGAATTTGAAGCTCTCCTTAAAGAGGATGCCATGAACCTTGACGGCCTCAAGGCCACAGCGGACATCCTTTCTAGAGAGGAAGTGGCAAACATTTCCGCTAAAGCTAAGAGTTCCAAGTGAGCTTTGTAAGAGAGTTCAAGAAAATTCTCAAGGAGAAGCTCGCAGACGTAGAAAATATCATTCTATCTGGGGTTGACACACAAGACAAATACCAGTATTATGTAGGTGAAAGGCAAGCTATTCTACAGCTTACCGAAGAGTACGATAACCTCATAAGGAGAATGCAAGAAGATGCGACCTGATACCCTGCCTGCACTCGCTAAATGGACTTCTGAAGATGGCCCTGACCCTGATACCCTGCCTGTAGTAACGGGCTGGAAAATTCTTGTGCGGCCTATCTCCCTATCAGAAAAGACCAAAACCGGAATCTATATTCCAGATCAGGCTAAGGATGATGCGGAATTCCTCACTACTGTAGGCCGCGTCCTAGTTATGGGACCCCTCTGTTACACACGCAAGGATATGCTTGTCGATGGGGCCATTATGCCATGGGCCGAAGTAGGTTCATACGTAGTCTACCCCAAGTATGGTGGGGCAAAGTTCATGTACGACAAGTGCAAGATGCTTCTAATGAATGATGATGAAGTCCTCATGGTTGTAGACAATCCAGATAAATTAAAGGTCTGGTAATTAAAACTTGACAATACACAACTTATTGTGTATAATACTCACACGAACATAATAGTTCGGGAAATCGGAGAGAAATTTGGCACGCGATGGCTGGAATGAACTCGACCTTGAAACTCTTGAAGTAGAGCTAGAGGACGAAGTTAGCGTAGAGACTTCTACGGATGCTGAAGAAATTGATACATCTACCTCCACATCTGTGGACGATGGTGCAGAAGATACTAAGAAGCGAGGTAAGCCTTCAAGGGCGGAACTGCGAATTAAGCAGATTACCCGTGAGAAGCATGAGTGGCGGGAACTTGCAGAGTCCCTAGGCCAGACCGTCAATGCACTCAAAGGCGAAGTTGGTAATATCAAGAAGGGGCAACGAGATTATGAGACGGCAACCGTCGCGGGTCTCAAGAGAACTGTTACTGAAGAGTTAGCCGTTGCCGAAGAGGCGTGGGCTTCAGCTACAGATGAAGGTGATTCAAAGGGTGCCCTTGCGCATATGCGTAAGATGCGTGACCTAGAAGACAAGAAGCGCCGCCTTGATTCCTATGTGCCGCCACAGGAAGAGCGCCAGCAGCAGCCCCAGAGGCAGCAGCCCCGTGCAAATCCCAAGGTGGCCCAGTGGTTACAGGCTCACCCGATTGTGATGCAGGATGCAAATGTTCGAGAAGCCACTGCGGAATACGCCGCAGAACTAGAGGCAGAAGGCTACTCACCAAATGATCCTGACTATTACACGGAAGTAGAAAAGAAATTAGCTGAAGAGTTCCCTGAGCACTTCAAGCAGAAGACAAGGCCTCGATCAACTGTGG